CGCATGAGCGTGGAAGAACAGACTTTTTATAAGAAATGGTATGAATTACAAGATTATATAAAGTATGCAAATACATCGTCTCAAGTAAAGGCAAAAATTTGGGTTCCGAGTGATATAACCGACTCAGAGAGGACTATAAAAGAAATAGAAGAAATCAATCCGACGATTGAACTTGTAAGTGGAGAATCTCAAGAAATTGATTGGTTAATGTTGCGAGTTTTTTGTCACACAATGGAATTCAGTCAAACTCCTGGTAGATTTTTGAAATTTTTAATTCACAATGGCGATGAATCTAACAAAAAGTATCTTGGAGCAGTGTCATTGTCCAGTGATGTGATTTGTATAAACGATAGAGATAATTATTTACGATGGACGCCTGACGATAAGTTAAAAAAATCCAAACGTATAAATAATAGTGCAATTGGAAGTTGCATTATGTCAACTCAACCGTTTGGTTATAATTTCTTAGGGGGAAAACTTATAGCGTGTTTAATTACAACTTCTGCGGTAAGAGATGCTTGGAAAAGGTTATATGATAATGTATTGGTAGGAATGACCACCACTAGTTTATATGGAAGTTATAGTATGTATAATAGTTTGAAGTGGTGGCATAAATGTGGTAGCAGCGCGGGAAAAATTCCCATAAAGCCTGATGATAAAATTTATGAAGTATGGCATCATTGGATTCAAGAAAATAAAAAAGAAAAATATGAAGAAGTAATGACTCAAAAGGAAGGAGTATCTGGTCCTGTTACAGGTGCAAAACAAAGATCGATTTCTATGATTTTCAATGAATTAGGCATTAAATTGTCTGATTATACACATGGATATGAACGAGGGGTGTATTATTCAGAATTTTATGAAAATACTAAAGAGTTTCTTCAAAATAAGATTGGCGAAGACCAATTAAAAATGAAAGATTTATACGTAAATGACAAAAAAGCCGTATTGGATTGGTGGAAACCAAAGGCTATAGAAAGATATAAAAAACTTTCATTAGAAAACAAAATCAAGTCGGATATTCTTTATTACAATTCAATGATTGGTATGACTTACGAAGAAGCAAAAAGAAGGTATTTTAACGAGGTAGGAAGATAATATGAAATTAAAAATAAAAAACGAAGGTGATTTTGTAGAATTATACACGAATTCTGGACTGAAATTGTGCGACTCTTATAGTAGAGTAGTAAATGGAGAACGAGGATCATATGTAGAATTTTATGATAAACAAATCAATTTAAAAAACATTTATATACCAAATCAACAATTATATCGACTTAGTGATTTACGAGTATATTACGTAGAATTCAGAAGCAATGACGTGTCAAATATCAAAATATATTATCAATTAAAAACTGTAGCTTACGCTGATTATAGACTTGGAATGTTTTATATTTCACCTTTTGATTTATTTTTTCGAGACAAAACCCCTATTCTCAATTCCAATAACATAAATGAAAAAAGTTTTGACTTTTTTGAATAGTAGTTTATCATAAAAAAATGAGAAACAAAAGAAAAAGTTTGTGTTGTATATCTTTGATGTTATCTGACGATGTAGGCGCGTCATGTATGACAAAAAAACGTTTTTTGATGCTTGAAAGAAAAACTGCTCTAAAAATTCTTAGTGAAAGAACATTAAACAATTTACAAGTTACTTACAAAACTCTTGAACATTGTATAAAAAACCATTGGAACTACAGAATAAGTAGCGGAATTATACCTTTGATTACTCTTCCTGAAGCCGATCTTAGTATTGATATATTACCTGACAAAAATCAAATATATAAAGAATTTAAAAAATGTGCGGAAATAATTAAAAAAAATCACATAAGATGTAGCACACATCCTGATCAATTCGTCGTTCCTGCTTCACTAAATGCAAATACTGTAAAAAAATCTATAGTAGAATTAGAACATCATGCCGATATGATGGATTTGTTTGGTTTGCCAAGAAGTTATGAATCCCCCATCAACATTCACATGAATTGTTATAAGGGAAGTTCATTGGAAGACACCGCTAATAGATTTATAAAAATATATAATTCTTTAAGTGAAGGAGTAAAATCTCGACTTGTATTAGAAAATGAAGATAAACCTAACAGTTGGAATGTCAAACAACTTTATGATTACATATACACTAAAACGAATATACCAATTACTTATGACAATTTACATTTCAAAAACAACACAGGTGGTTTATCAAATATTGAGGCTTATAACTTAGCTAAATCAACTTGGAAAAAACATATTCCTTTGTTTCATTTTAGTGATTGTGAAAAAAATGCCAAAAATCCAAGAGCACATGCGGAATATGTATCTGAAATTCCTGAAGAGTATAATAACGACGACCAAGTAGATTTGGAGTTTGAATTTAAAGCAAAAGATTTGGCAATCAAAAAATTTGAAGAAACGTTTGCATGTTAAAATATAATAAATTTTTATATGAAAATTAACGTTGACTCATATCCGATTTAGGTTAATATATAAAACATAATATTAATCACTACATCGTGTGGAGATTAAAAATAAAAAATAGGAAAAAATATGCAAGTTATTAAAAATGATAGAAAAAAGAGTGTGTTCGTTCGTGCTGATTACGGCAATGTTGCGACATATATTAGTCAAGCCTATACTGGTTCAAAGGGTCGTAATAGACTTACCATCAAGGATGGAGATACTAGAATTGATTTGAACGGACATCAAATCAATACTTTGAAGAGGGTTCTCTCCAAGGCAACCAGCTTAGCTGCTTAACTAAAAAAATAAATGAATGATTACTCCAATTATAATTAGCATTGGGATAACCATCATTTGTTTTTTGTTTGAAAAAATTACACCGTTGTTCTTAGGAGCAGCGGTGTATGTTATTTTAACAAATCGACAAAGGACAAATGAAAATTTTATGGTTCAAGACGAAAACAATACAACATTTCGTAGCGATATAGATGATTTGAAAAAAAATCAAAACATGTTAAATTCTAATATCAGTAAACTTAGTAAAATAATTTATGCCAAGAAAAAAACAGACCGATGAAACAGCGGTTAAGTCAAGAGGGTTATTCGATCATATTAATCAAATACGAAATATAAAGAATCCTGGATATTTTGATGGATTGACTGATGTTGAAAAAAAGTCATTTAATCATTATATGATTTGTAGATTTTTAAGTATGGATCCAACCGTAATTGAGGAAGTATGTTATCTCAGTAAAATCTTTGATAAAATGGACAGCAAATCCTTTTATAAAGTCTGTTGTGAAGTGATTAGGCCTGTAAAATTTACACCATATATAAAAAGCAAAAATAAAAAATTTAATAAATCAATTTTAGAATTGATCAGTGATAAGTATCAAATAAGCAAAACTGATGCTAACGATTATTGTGAGATTATGTCTAAAACCGAGTTGGGTTTAAATCGATTATATGAAGACTGTAGGGGTTATGGATTAGAGGATAAACAAATAGAGAAAATTTTAAATAAAGATGAAGAATAAAAAGATTATTGGAATTGGTGGAGTAGCCAGGGTTGGAAAAAATTTATTTGCAGATATTGCCAACAATATCTTTAAAGAAAAATACAATAAAACATGCAAATCTTTTGCATTGGCGTATTATCTCAAAAAAGACTGTGAGGATTTCATTAAAGAAAAATTGAACATGGATGTCTGGTCCGAAGTGACGGAGGAAAAAAATGTATTTAGACCGTTATTGGTATGGTATGGTGGAGTAAAAAGAAAGCAAACACATGGAAGATATTGGATTGAAATGTTACAAAAAGATTTGGAAAAATCAGACGCAGATGTAAATATAATAACTGACATTAGATATTCCGTTTATGATAAAGATGAAGTGTATTGGTTAAAAAATGAGTTAAAAGGCAAACTCATTCATTTGTCTAAGTATTCTTTTGTTGGAATGAAAACCAATCGATTTCAACAATCTCAGCAAAAAAAGATATATGTTGAGCCGGCAAATGATCAAGAAATGATAAATGATCCAATCGTTAAACGTGACAGTGACATTCAAATTGAATGGGAAGATGCCTCCGCACGAACACATGACATGTATAGTTTAGCTTTAAAAGATGAAAGTTTAGTTAAGACGGTAGATAACGTTTTATCTGAAATAATTGATGAATAATTTATACAATAACGATTTTTTTGATATAGAAATACCCAAAGATAATATTGTATTATTGGTGTGTGAGAATTCACAACAAAACAAGATGTTTCGAGATACTATAAATCAGTATCATTCTTATGTTAAATACAAAGATTCCCCTACTAGAAATATAAGATATTTAGTATATGAATCTAAAAGTGGAAATTTTGTGGGAGCAGTCGGTTTAAGTAGTGCTACAATTGCGGTTGCTTGTAGAGACAATTATATTGGTTGGAATAATGTCATAAAAATGAAACATCTAAATAAGTTGGCTAACAATAGCCGATTTTGTATAGTTCAAAAAAATACTACTATAAAAAATGTTGCAAGTTCAACATTAAAACAACTGAGAATTATAGGTCAGACAGATTGGAAGAGACGATATGGCGACGATTTAATTTTATTAGAAACGTTTGTACAACCTGAAAGAGACAACGAATATAATGGAAACACAAGTAGAAATGGTAGTTGTTATAAAGCTGATAATTGGATTGAAGTTGGAATGACCTCTGGAGCAAGTATTCAAAAGTCTCCTTTGTTATTGTGGGCAAAAGAAAAAGGCGAACGTGGTAGATTGGCTAGAGAAAACAAAGAGGAATGTTTAAAAAAATACGGCGGTTATTTAGGAGAACACAATAAAAGTGGTTATAAAGTAACTGAAAGTAAGAAAAAAATTGTGTTTATCAAACCTTTAGTTCGTAATTGGAAAAATATATTAAACGATTTCTAATTTTTTCTAATTTTTTCTAAAGTTTATTACTATGTATTATCAAATGACAGATAATAGTGATAAAACTTCTATACAAGTTTCAACCACGATAAGAGATCTTCTAAAAGAATTTTGTGAAGATAATGGTTATAAAATGAATCGATTTGCTGAAAAAGCAATTTTAGATGCTATATCTGGAAGTTATCGAGTAAAATCATATGAAAATGACAAAACAACAATCTGAACAAAAGGTTTACGAATTAACGGAACAGTTGATAAAAGTCAAATTAGACCAGAAAGACGTTAATGCGGGATACAAAGAAAAAATCAAGGATATTGAATCGGAGATAAAAGCTATTATCGAAGATTTTAATTCTAACGCCACAAAATCTCCCTAAATCCTAATTCATCATGAAGAAGAAAAAAATACTATTATTAAGTGATGACCTAAGAATGTTCAGTGGAGTGGCATGTCAGTCTCGTGAACTTGTATTAAATACACTTCATCACTACGATTGGGTTCAGATAGCAGGTGCAATTAAACATCCTGACGCGGGGAAAATAATAGATATGAATGGCGCATCGAAAGAATATACAAAGCTTGATGATGTATATTTGAAATTGTATCCCGTGGATGGATACGGAAACGAAGATATATTAATGACAGTTATCAACATGGAAAAGCCGGATGCAATTTTGCATTTCACTGATCCTAGATTTTGGGGATGGTTATATCAAATCGAAAGAAAGATTAGACAGAAAATTCCTCTTACATATTTAAATATTTGGGATGATGTTCCATATCCTATGTGGAATCGTCCTTTTTATGAGAGTTGTGATACTTTGTTTTCGATAAGTAAACAAACCATGAATATAAATAAGTGGGTACTTGGCCCAGAAAATTGCAGAAGTATAGATGGAGAATTTGATGTCGACGGCAAGTTAATTAAAAATTAAAAGGAAAATTATGTCAGTAAAAGGAAAACATTTGTTACATTACGTTCCACACGGAATCAATAGTGAAATTTTCAAGCCTTTAGATAAATCCGATGAAAAACTAAAGGTTATGAAAAAAAATATCTTTGGGGGTAAGGATTATGAATTTGTATTTTTCTATAATAGTAGAAATATTCAAAGAAAGAGAACATCCAATATAGCACTAGCCTTTAAGATGTTCTGTGAAAATCTACCAAAGGAGAAGGCTGAAAAATGTATTTTGGTATGTCATACTGAGAAAGTATTGGATGCCGGCACGGATCTTGGAGCCATTCAAGAAGCATTTTTACCAAATTATAATTTTCTCGTTCTTCAAGACAAATTTTCGCCTGAAGACATGAATATCCTTTATAATATTGCAGATGTAACTATCAATGTTAGTTCAAATGAAGGATTTGGTTTAAGTGTGGCGGAATCAATCATGTCAGGAACTCCTGTAATCGTAAATGTCACCGGCGGACTTCAAGATCAAATTGGTCAGTTAGATGATGAGGGAAAACCAGTAGAATTTGATTTTAATTTCGCATCAAATAATGAACACAAATATAGTCGTCACGGTATATGGGCTAAACCAATTTGGCCAGTGACTAGAGTGATTCAAGGTTCTCCACCAACTCCGTATATCTTTGATGATCTATGTAAATGGGAAGATATCGCTAAAGCAATGATGTATTGGTATATGATGCCCGTTGAGAATAGAAAAGGTTGTGGGTTGGAAGGTCGTCGATGGGCAATGAACGAGGGTGGATTAAATCACAAGAATTTATCTGCTCAATTTATAAAATCAATGGACTTTACTATTGAGAATTTTGTTCCTGAAAAATCTTTTTCTTTACATACTGCAAATGAACACGTTGGTCACAAAATGCCAAAAAATTGTTTAGGGTTTGATATGCCAAAGATAGATCTGAATATGATAATGAATGAAATAAAAGAAGTTGAAAATTTCAAATGAAGTTTTATATTTGACTAAATATGACAAGAATCCAGATATTAAAAAATGATACATATAAAAATATAGAATCTTTACCGAGACGAGCAACCAATCGTTCAACGGGTAGAGACATAATTGCCACATCTGAGCCTGAAATTGTCGGAATAAAATATAACAAAGATGGGTCGGGAACATATTATAAGTCAATAGATTACATTCAATATAGAACCAATTTATTTACATCAGTTCAATTAAATGATGAAATTGATCATGATATTTTGGGATTTCCTAGATCATCCGTATCCAAATATAACTTGGTTTTAGCCAATTCAATATGTTTGATTGATGCGGATTATAGAGGGGAAATAATGTTAAGATTTAAATATATTTGGCAACCAGATGATCTTTTATACGTTCCTACTCCGGATGGTAACTCGACATCTATTAGTGGACTAATAGTAGGTAAACCAAATCTCGAAAAGATTTACAACAAGGGAGACACTATATGTCAGTTAAAAGTAACGTGTGTCGAAGATGTAAAATTTGAATTGGTGGATGTATTAGATTCTACAGAACGAGGTTCGGGAGGATTTGGAAGCACCACTGAAAATAAAAAAGAATCAGTTAAAATTAACATTCCTGATCACCTCGTCGGACTGTATGAAAAGTCAAATATTTTAACTCCAAAGAAGAAATATGCAGAATTAATAAATGAAATCAAAGATTAAATTATATGAATAAACCAATGTGTATTTTACAATCTCCTCTTTTTACTAGAAGCGGATACGGCGAATGGAGTATGTCGGTAGCTAAATCGTTATTGAGATATGATAAGTTTGATTTAAAAATTGTTCCTACCCGATGGGGGTCTTGTCCATCCAAAAACAGTGAGGAAGAAATTACCGATGAAGTTGAAAAAGAACTATTTAACAGAATTATCAGACAACCTTTAAATAAACAACCAGAGTTATTTATACAAATTACAATTCCAAATGAATATCAAGCTCCAGCTAAATTTAACATTGGAATGACGGCTGGAATAGAAACAACCATTCCTTCAGGAGAATGGATTGAAGGTCTAAATAGAATGAACGTTAATTTTGTTCTTTCTAAGTTTGTTAAAGAAGTGTTTGAAAAAGCTAATTTTACAAAACAACACCAGAATGGGCAAAAGGAGGAAATTAAGTTAAGAAGACCAATGGAAGTAGTCAACTGGGGAGCTAACACCAATATATACAGAAAGACGGAAGAAACAGTTTTGTCGATAGAAAACGAATTATCAAACATAAAGGAGGATTTTTGTTTCTTATTCGTTGGTCAATGGACACATGGATCTTTATATGGAGATAGAAAAGATATAGGAATGTTAATCAAGACTTTTTTGGAAGCTTTCAAAAACGTAAAAAATAAACCCGCTTTGATATTAAAAACCAGCGGAGCAACTTTCTCTAAAATTGATAAATATGAATGTCTTTCGAAAATAAATCGGATTAAAAACGAAGTGAACGGAGATTTGCCTAATGTGTATTTGTTACACGGCGAATTGACTGATTTAGAAATGAATGCTTTGTTTAATCATAGAAAAGTTAAATGTCATGTAAGTTTTACTCATGGAGAAGGATATGGTCATCCATTACTGTTGGCCGCCTTGAGTGGTAAACCAGTCATGGCATCTGATTGGAGTGGACATTTGGATTTCTTAAATAAAGATAATTCTTATTTACTGAGAGGCGATGTCAAACCGATTGCACCTGAGTCAGTAAATCAATGGCTCATTAAAGAATCTAGTTGGTTTTATGTAGATTATGATAAGGCGAGGGAGAAATTAGTCGGTATGGTCAATAACTATGATAAACTTGTAAATAAGTCGCAGGCTTCACTGACAGATTTAGTTGAAAAATTTAATGAACATGCCATAGACAAGAAACTTCATGATATGTTGAATAAATATGTTCCTGAATTTGCTATTGAAAAGAAGATTGTTTTGCCTAAATTGAAAAAAATAGAGTTACCTAAACTTACTAAAATAACACCGCCAACGACTGTGAATGCATAATAAATTATGTCTCAACCATTTATAACTTATTTAGTTACTTGTAAAAACGATGGGTATTCATTGCAACCATTGTTAGAAGAATTATTTAAATATAAAGATAATGCTGAAACAGTTATTTTGGATGATTATAGTGATGATATAGATACATTGTCGGTGTTAAAAAATGCAGAAGAACATTCTGATGGATTTTTTAAAGTTTACAAACACCATTTAAATAAAAATTACGGCGAACACAAGAATTACGGAAAATCACTGTGCAAGGGAAAGTGGATATTTCAAATTGATTCGGATGAAATTCCATCAAACAACTTGTTGATTAATTTAAAAGAAATATTGGAAAACAATCAAGATATTGAACTATTTTGGGTTCCTAGAATCAACGACTTTGTAGGAGTGTCACAAGAACATGCAAATAAATGGGGCTGGCGATTAACAGACTACAATAATAGAAAAATTGTAAATTGGCCAGATTATCAAAGCAGAATCTTTCAAAATAAAGAATATATAAAATGGGAACGACGATTGCATGAAAAGATAGAACACGCAAAGACTTTTTCTCGTTTTCCAGATTCTTTTGATTTTTCTTTAATTCATACCAAAACAATTGAAAAACAAGAAGTCACAAATATAAGATATAATGAACAGTTCTCAGTTAGTGATAATAAAGGATTTTGCTTTAATTCATAACAAAACAATTGAGAAACACGAAAATTTATATCTCTGAGTTTACACGCTTTTATGGAACTTTATAAAATAAAAAATTACTTTTATCCCAACCGAATCCTAGATATAGGAGCA